CATTAGACAGAGTTCGCATCACCACCGCCAACGGAACTGACACCTTTGACGCTGGCACTATCAACATTCTTTACGAGTAAACATCATGACACACAGAACAGTTGTAAATGTTGCAACAGGCGAAGTCACTCAAGTAGAGTACACCGCTGAAGAGCAAGCAGCGCATGATGCTGAATTGTTAGCGGCTAAAATTCCTGCATAAGCAATATTATTTATCGTAGCCGTACCACCAAAACCTAACCCTACAGAATGCGAAGTAGTGCCAGCAGATTTACTAAGCGCAAATACGATTTCAAACTCATAAACAGTGCTTGCGGATACTGTTGCGCCAACACCAAAGGTAGATTGAGCAGTGTTGACGTTTGACCCAGCCAAAGAAGAATCAAGCCTGTAGTACTGTTGAGTAGGAATAATGCCTCGTTGTGTGCCGATAGGTGTAGCGGCAAAGATGGGGCTTGAGTATTCAGTCTGCCCAGCAACGGCTGGACTAGATAGTGTGTCAGAAGTTAAAGCAAGTATTGACATGATTAGCCCTCATAGAGAATGTTTACACTGCCAGCGTCAAAGGTGTCCGTGCCGTTGGTAGTTGTGATTCGAATTCTGTCCAGAGTGCCAGACAACGTGACATCACCGCCGCCAGTTGAAATGTTGGTTGATAGTTGTTTTACGGCGTGTGATGACACATAAATGTTTGACCCAAGCACAGTAATGGTCATGTGTCCAGATATGGTAGCCGTTGCGTTACTGATAAAAACCACAAATCCAGCAGTGCTAGATGCAAGACCAGTTTGGTTTGCTCCAGCAACAGTAGCACTACCTGACAAATATCCAGTTGTTTGGACAGAGCCGCTGCCAATCTGGACTATTGGTTGACTTGTACCGCTTGTACTTACGCCAGCAAACATGACGGTGATACGTTTCACCCATGACGGGATAGAGGTGAAATCAATTGAAGTGCCTGATGTAGAAGCCACCGCAGTAGCCAATGTATTGACAGACATTGTTCCTGTTGCAGCTTGAACAGTAATCGTATTTGATCCAGCAACTGCAGCAGCAGTCAGTGAGACTGCTCCGCTTGTGTCGCCTGAGATTACAAGTGAACTCATGATTTTCCTTTACAGAATGACCCAACGGCTACCACTTGGAACAGTGACAGCAGTTGATGCGGTGATTGCAGTGCTTGATACGGTCTGCGATGGTGTCACAGTGTAAGTTCCTGTAGTACCTGTTCCAGTACCAAATGCAGTAACGATTGTTCCTGATGTCACACCAGAACCACTGATGATTGAACCAACAACCAAAACACCAGAACCTGTTGTTCCTGTGATGGTCAAGGTAGTGCCTGAGATTGCACCAGTACCGCTGAAGTTAGCCGCAATGGTAATCGGACCCGTAGACATGGCATTCTTATTAGTCGTCAATGTATAAGCAATAGTGACGGTCTTTGAGTTCTCGTAAAAGATGTCATTGCCACCAGTACCAGTTGCACCACCACCACCAACAGATGACCATGTTGTGCCGTTGTGACCTTCAAAAGTAGAGGTGCTGGTATTGAATCGAATCTTTCCTGCAACTCCAGTTGGACGCTCTCCAGTTGTACCCTTGGAGAGTTGAACAGCACCAGTTGACGTAAATGAAGAATCAGAGGTTGCTGTCAATGTGGTGAAAGTACCAGCCGCAGCAGTTGAGCCACCAATCACAGAATTATTGAGAGTCACGCCAGTAATTGCACCGCCCGACATTGACACTGTTGGTATCGTCACAGTACCCGTGAAAGTGGGGGATGCAATGTCTGCCTTGGTTGCTACCGCAGTAGAGATATTGTCAAACTCAGTATTGATCTCCGTACCTTTGACAATCTTCAGCGGATCGCCAGAGGTGAGAGTGTCCTTTGTCGCAAAGTTGGTTGATTTTGTGTAATTTGTCATAGTAATCCTTTAAGCCAATCTGCCCTCTTTAGCTTGAATCTCAATCTTTTGAATCGACAGTTGAGAACCGTTGATGATTGTCTCGTATCCAGTTTGTACGATTTTCCCAGAACCTGACGCATTTGCAACCAAATTCTGCAATGCAACACCTTGAGCATAGTAAGCAACCACAGTTGCATTTGCACCGTACTCAGCAATCCCATACTCAGAGACACCTTGAGCAGGGATGAGGATGTTCTGTGACTGATAGTTTGTCAGGAAGTCATATCCCCACTTGATGGTGAGATACTGGTTACTTCCACCAATCACCACAGCACTGATGCGCTTGACAATGGATGTCTGTGATGGGTTTCCAAGGTCAGCATGGTTGGTGTAATATGCCCACTGGTATGTTGATGCATCATCCAAGAAGCCTTCATATTTACCAACATAACCAGTCTTTCCCAACAATAAATCACCATTGCGTCTTGAGCAGAATGACTTAGGCAGGATTGAATCCCAGATTGTTGCCCGATATGATCCATCAGGCAAAGCAGCCTTGGTGTCAAAGCAATAGACTTGCTGAGTTGTGGGAGCAGTAATCAGATAGAAAGCATTGCGCTCTGAGTAGACAGACTTCACAGTTGCCAAGTCTTCACTCACCATCTTGGTCATCAAGTCATTACGCACATTCTTGGACAAGTCACGCTCTGGGGCTGACTTCTCTTGAATTGTCCTCATCAATGACCTGATGCCACTGTTGGACAAGAAAATAACGTCAGTGCTGGTGACCTGAATGGTGTCTCGTGCAATGCAGCCAATGCCTTCAACAGTGTCATGCAATGTCATTGAGGCTGGAGCAGTTGCACCAGAATAGATCAAGATTTGACGCTTGCCAAAGATGAACAAGAAACCGTTATGGGCAGCCAAACCTGTGATCTCATCAGCACCATTAGGCCACACATTGTTGACGTTCAATGAGCCAGCAGTGCCAGTTGACCAGACATGACCTGAAATCAAGTCACTGAAGTAAACAGTGGCATTGTTTGAGGTGGTTGTTGCCGCCCACAAGCGTCCATAAGCCGATATGACGTTGTTTGCTGATGGAACTGTGGCTACATAGCCAGTCTTCTCAGAAACACGCCTGTAGGTGGTTGTAGACACCGCAGGATCAAAGATCAGCGGGTCATGACCTGACTGAAAGAAGTAGGTGATGCCATTAAGGGATGCACACTGCCAGTTGTTGGCGGTAATGGTGGGAGCAGTACCCCCACCCCCATACGTCAACTCAGAAACAGCGTTTGAGCCATCAAGTTTGAACAACTTCAGGTTGCCCGTGAATAACACCGTCAATGTGCCATCAGCTTGAATCAACTCATGGATGGTGGTGACATCGTTTGAGCCAAGATTGCCAGTTGAGGAATTGACCTTTGTCCAACCTTTGCGGCATCCGATACGACCATACTGATCGATGATGCAATTCGTTGCGACAAGGGCAAAGCCACTCTGTAAATCAAGAGGAGAATCTTGCGTATTCAACCCATAAAAACCTGGGGCTGATACGCTTGAAACGGTGATATTCTCAGCCATTAGATCGCCACAAAAGAATCGTTTTCAGGGGAACGAGCCAACTCTAATGAGATCAGATCAGCCAATGAGGATTTGTACATTGCATAAGCCTCAGAGCTGCTCAAACCACCATCTTCACCACGCTCAACCAAACCCCTTGCATAAGCACCCAAGATGATGGGTTCTTTGGCAAGCAAAGTGGTATCTGAATCGCTGGACATATCATTCTCTGGCACGATTAAGCTGAATCGAATGTTGTAAACAGCATCAGGCACAGGCCAGAACTTGACTTTTAAGTCGCCACTCGTATCAACACCTTGCACGGTGTAATACATGGGTAAGTTTTGAATGGGAGTAGGGATTGTGTAATAGAAGATGTCATGATCTTCATGCGACAAAGGGGTCAACTGATAGTAGCGGCTGGTATTGATGACATCCATCGTCTTGAAACGAGTGCCAGCATTGGTTAAAGAATATTCTCCAACCTGACCAGCAACAGTGGTAACGGTCACAGCTTGATTGAAAGCATCCCAATCATAGGCATCAGCAACTTGACGCTTGGCATCATTGATGAATTTGCCGATCAATGATGAATATGCAGTTTGAGTAACAGTAGAAACAGTAGGCTCACGCAAACGAACCAACACATCGTTGACAAGAGAGAGGTAGGTGGGTAGAGCCATAGATTACTTCTTTCCTTTATTTCTTGACGAAATCGCTTTAGCTTTTGCCTTTGCGTCTGCCTTAGATGTAGCACCCCATGCTTGCAGAGAAAGTAACAACCTCGTTGGCTTGCCATCCTTGTACTCTGCTCCTTCCATGTTGCCCATTCTGGCGAGAAAAGAAGCTCGTCTGGGATTGTCTCCAGACTTAACTGGTGGTTTCAGATTCCCGCCAGTTGCTGCATTATAAGATGATCTCCCCTTAGCATTCAATCCCCCTTTAGGGTTTTGTCCAGCTTTTGTTTGCCAAGTAGGAGTTGTCATCACTTCACCTTTTTAGGTTTCTTTGCAGTCTTTGCCGCCTGTTTGAAGTCTGCGGCTGTGGGTGCATTCTTAGAGCCAACCTTGTTCATCTTCTCGCCAGAACCCGCCTTGATACGGGCTTGCTTGGCGTGAATGTTGGCGTACAGTCCTTGCTTAGTAGCCACTTTTCATCTTCTTCTTGGGCTTGCTCATGCCAGCCTCAGACATGGCGATCGCCACTGCCTGTTTACGAGACTTGACGACCTTGCCAGTCTTAGAGCCAGAGTGCAATTCACCCTTGCCGTATTCGGTCATTACCTTGCCAATTTTCTTTTGTGCCTTGGTTGCCATGATGACTCCTTAGTAAAGAATTTTTGCGGTGATCGTTCCAGAGGTGTAGGCGGTGACGTTTGCTCTCAAATATTTGGGTGCATTGGCAATGGTCACAATGCCGTCAGCAGTCAATGCTGTGCCAATTGTGGAAAAGTTTGTGCCATCAATGCTGCCTTGAAATGCAACAGTTGCTGTGGTGATGCCGTTTACTTGCAAGAATGCTGGCAAGCCACTATCAACTTGAACAGCTTTAGATGCACCTGTTGCCGTAACAGCACTCAGGAGGGTGATGGGAGAGACAATAGAACTCATGGTTTTCCCTTACTTTAAGGTGAGTTGATACAGGGTGTTCTGGTACAAACCAACCACTTCGTCAATGACGTTATGCAGGGATGTCTCAGTACGGGGGACGATTTGTTGACGGTTGGACTCAATCCAATCCATCTGCTGGCGCAAGACTTGTGAAATCGTGCCTTTGTATTTGTTGTTGACGTAAGGAATGTCCAAACGAATGTCAAACTTGCCTTGGAATTGCTGGGCAAAGTCATCTGCCAAGGGAACGATTCCCTCATAAAACTCATTCAGAGTCTTGTGTTCAGCAAAAGATGCGGTCTTGAGGTGAATCCTGTGGGCAATTTCCCTTGCCAAAAACAGCATCCCAACGAATTCAGCAGCGGTATTACCCATGATTTAGTCCTTCTTGATTGACCCGCCTGATTTCCATGCGTCACAGGTACGCAAAGATGCACAGGTAAAGTGGAAAAGCTCACAAAATCCTAGATCAGCGGCATCAATAAACTGTTGGTCATAGTCAAGCTCATCAGGTGAGCTTTTGCCATGCTCTAGACCACTTTTGATGCACTCCATCATCTTAGGAGTTTGAATAAATGCGGCACAGTTGCCACATCTCATTGTTTTGACGACATCGGTAGGTGCGTTATACATCTTGGCTTTCTTCAGCCAAAAAGCCTCGTTAGGCTCAAGTGGGTTAGGAGCACCATAACCAAAATTCTTGAATGCGTTATTTCTATTTTTCAGGTTTAACTTAATGTCCTGAGTAGGCAGTGGACAAACTTGTCCTGAAAGCAATCCTTCTTTCACTTGAACAACCTGTCTGCAATAAAGGTAATAAATCCACCGACAGCACTGGCTATGGTCATTCCCATCCAGAACCCGCCTTTTGATTTATTGGCAAGCTCTAAGAGTTGTTTGACATCAGTGCTTAGTGTATGGACTTCCTTCTGCAAGGACTCAACTTGAGCCTCTAACTTGCCAAAGTCACGAGCATCAACTTCAGACATTTGCCATCACCTTTCTGGGTCTTCCCATTTTCTTAAAAGTTGGGATGACAGGCGCAAATGCGGTATCTGTTCTCACTGTATTAGTAGTAGATTCTACAGGCTCTTGGACATCAATGCGGACATATCCATCATGGCCTTTCATCGAATCAATATCGACTTGATTGACAAAACTCACAAGGTTGCCAGAAACTAAACATTTGAATGTTGCCATATAGACTCCAAAAAAAAGGGAGGTGTGACCCTCCCTCTTTTATTACACTGGACGAGCAATCACCAACTTAATGGTGGTAGATGCCAAATCAACAGAACTACCAGTCAAGTTGTCGGTTGCAACAGTCACGGTATTTGCGGCTGAAACATAAGCACGGCGAACAACGCCAGCTTCTGAAACACCCAAAGACATACCAATGACCATATCACCCAAAGCCACACCAGCAACGGTGATGGTGTCTGTAGCAGCACCAGCCGCACCTGTTGCTACAGATGCAGAATCCAATGTTGCGGTCACAGACCAAGTGTCATTAAACAAGCCCCGAAACGATGCTTGATCTCGTCTCGAAACTACAGCGGTTGCAGCAGCCATATCAATTCTCCAAATTACAAGTTAAAAAAAAGACCCCCCACCGTTAGGCAGGGGGAAACAACTGCAACTTAGCTTGGCACAACCAAAGCAAAAGCAGCGTAGTCACGCAGTTCGCCAACACCATAGAGTGTGTCAGCAGTGAACAGCGTACCCAGATACTCTTGTTTGTATTGTGTCTGTGAACGGATAGCCATTTGCTCAACCAACACCATTGAATCACGGTGAGCCATTAAGCAAACACGGGCGATGGCAGTACCAGATGCAGGGTATGTGGTGGTAGCAGATGCTGAGTCAGCATTGCTAGACACAAACACGGGCATACCGTACAAGTTACCGATTTCACCATTACGGATGGTGTTACCAGCACCAGCATCACCAACAAAGGCTTGCTCAGTGTAACGAGCCAAACCCATCAAAGTGTTGCGGCTTGATGGAGGGATGATGAAGAAACGACCGTCCATAGGCACAT